AATCTATTGCTAACACAGGAATCGCTTGATGACGCGGAAACTGCGGATCGACAGCACGGCCGAGGCGGTGCGGGTGGCGCAGGCTGCGGCCCGGCCGATTGAGCCGCCGAGCAACGTCCCGCTGGACGCCGGCGACCTGCCGTTCTTCGCGAGCGTGCTTGCCGAGTTCGCGCGTTCGGAGTGGACGGCGCATCAGCTCGAGTTGGCGGCGATGCTGGCGCGGGACATGGCCGACCGGGAGAAGGCGCAGCGGATGCTTCGTCTCGAAAGCGAGGTCGTGACGACGCCGAAAGGACACCTGGCGGTCAACCCGCTTCGGACGGTAGTCCAGACCCTTGCCGGGTCGATCAATGCTGGTCGTCGGTCTTTGTCGCTGCACGCGCGCGCGCAGGAAGGCGAAGCGCGGGATGTCGCCAAGCGCCGGGGCGGGGCGAAGGGGATCGAGGCGGATGTGGACGGGGCGGGCGACGATCTTCTGGCGCGGCCGATCTAGTCTTGCTCCCTGACAATGTGAGGGCCGCGATCAAATGCGGCCCCATACCGCGAATGAGGGACTGGCGGTCGATGCCGTCGCGGGCGTGGACGCGCGCCGAGCGGAACATGGCCTTCTGCGAAAAGTATCTTCGGGTGCCGGAGGGCGATCTTGTCGGCCAGTCGGTGCGGCTCGCGGCCTTCCAGGAGGCGTTCTTTTACTCAGTCTATGACAACGACGTTCTAACCCGCCGCGCCGTCGCGTCGATGGCTAGGAAGAACGCAAAGACTGCGACGATCTCGATGATGGTGCTGATCCACACGGTTGGCCCAGAGGCGCGGCAGAATAGCCGGATTGCGTCAGGCGCGCGTTCGCGCAAGCAGGCGGCTGAGGTGTTCAACTACGCAAGCAAGATGGCGATGCTTTCGCCTGATCTGCGGAAGGTGATCCGGGTCGTTCCGTCCAGCAAGAAGCTGGTCGGGCTTCTCATGAACGTGGAATACGAGGCGCTTTCGGCGGAGGGAGCTACGGCGCACGGCGGCAGTTACGTGGTCGCCATCCTCGACGAGGCCGGACAGGTGAAAGGCCCGAGCGACGAGTTCTTCGACGCGATCATCACCAGCCAAGGCGCTTACGACGAAGCGGTCCTGTTCGTGATCTCGACGCAGGCTCCAAGCGACGCCGACTTCATGTCGGTCATGATCGATGATGCGATTGTGTCGCAAGACCCGGCGACGGTGTGCCACGTCTACGCAGCGCCCGAAGAATGTGACCTACTGGACGAGAAGGCTTGGGAAGCCGCCAATCCCGCGCTTGGCCTGTTCCGGTCCAGACGCGATCTCGAAGAGGAAATGAAGCAGGCGTCGCGTTTGCCGAGCGCGGAGGCTCGAGCGCGGCAGCTATTCCTCAATCAGCGGATCGACGCTTCGGCGCCGTTCGTCTCGAAATCCATCTGGCAGGCTTGCGGCGGCCCGGTCTCTGAGTTCGACGGCCGGCCAGTGTTCTGCGGCCTTGACCTGTCGAGCGTGTCGGACCTGACGGCGTTCGTCGCGCTGGCGCCGATCGGCGACGAGTGGCATGTGCGGCCGACGTTCTGGCTTCCCGAGAAGGGCTTGCGCGAGAAGGCCCGAGCCGACCGGGTGCCGTATGACGTCTGGGCGCGCGATGGCTGGCTGGAGACGACGCCGGGGCCGGCCATCGACTATCGCTTCGTGGCGGCGTTCCTGCGCGGGTTCTGCGATGAGCACGACGTGCGCAAGATCGCGTTCGACCGCTGGGGCTACCGGCATCTGAAGCCGCTACTGGCCGACGCAGGCTTCACGGACGATCAGCTAGAGGGCGACGACGCGCTGTTCGAGCCGTTCGGGCAGGGGTTCCAGAGCATGAGCCCGGCGCTGTTGGCGCTGGAATCGAAGCTGCTGGGCAGGACGATCGTTCACGGCAATCACCCGGTGCTTTCGATGTGCGCCGGCAATGCGACGGTGAAGTCTGATCCGTCCGGCAACCGCAAGCTCGACAAGTCGCGCTCGCGCGGCCGGATCGACGGCATGGTGGCGCTCGCGATGGCGGACAGCGTCGCCGGAACCTGGGCGGGCGACACAGCGTCCCCGAAGAAATTCCAGCTGCTGGTCTTCGGCTAGGCCGAAAGGATACCCTATGAACCGAGCGTATTCGCTCATCGAGGTTAAGAGCCTCGATGACAGCAAGCGTGTGTTTTCTGGCTGGGCGACGACTCCCGAACCGGACCGCATGCTCGACACGATCAACCCGCTGGGCGCGAAGTTCGCGAACCCTCTCGTTCTGCTGCATCAGCATGACAGCGACCGGCCGATCGGGCGCGTGACGTTCAAGAAGCCGACCGCCAAGGGCATCGAGTTCGAGGCGGAAATCCCCGTTATCGACGAGCCCGGCCCGCTGAAGGACCGCGTCGACACGGCTTGGGGCGAGCTGAAGCACGGGCTCGTGCGTGCGGTCAGCATCGGCTTCCGCTCGATGAAGCATGCGCACCGCCAGGACGGCGGTATCGACTTCGACGAGGTCGAGATCGTCGAGCTCAGCACCGTGAGCGTCCCCGCGAACGCGCGGGCGATCATTCACACGGTCAAGGCGATCGACCGCGAGGCTCGCGGCGTCCTGACCGAACAGAAATCCATCGTCTCCGAGCAGAGGGCCGCGTCTGGCCGCTCCGAGGCGAAGGCCACCCCCGCCGCGTCTGGCGACCGAAAGAAACCTGTCGTCACGAAAGGACAGACGATGGCGAAGAAATCCACGGCGGATCAGATTGCCGAGTGGCAGTCGACCCGCGAGCAGAAGTCGGCCGACATGGCCGAGATCATGGCGAAGTCGAACGAGGGCGAGACCCTGGATTCGGCGGATCAGGAAGCGTTCGACGCTCTCGAGACCGAGATCGAGCAGATCGACGGCCACATCAAGCGGCTGAAGGTGCTGCAGAAGGCGGCGGTCGAGACCGCGAAGGACGTCCGGGCCGACCCGCGCAACGTGGCCGGGGCCGATGGTCGCGCTCCCGTGTCGGTGAAGGCGCCCGAGCCCGAGGCGGGCATCCGCTTCGCGCGCTTCGCGAAGTGCCTCGGCATCGCCCACAAGTCGCACCGCGACCCGGTGGCGATCGCGACCGAGCTGTACGGCGAGCGTGACCCGAAGATGGTCACGGCGGTCAAGGCGGCGGTGATCGCGTCGAACACCACGACCGACGCGGCGCTGATCGGCAACGAGGGCGGCTGGGCTGATTTCGTCGAGTACCTGCGCCCCCGCACGATCCTCGGCCGGTTCGGGCAGAACGGCATTCCGGGCGTGACCCGCATCCCGTTCCGCGTCCCGCTGATCACCGAGGCGACCGAGAGCGCGGCCTACTGGGTCGGCGAGGGCAAGCCCAAGCCGCTGACCAAGGCGAGCTGGATCCGCACCGAGATGGCGCCGCTGAAGGTGGCGACGATCTCCGTGGCGACCATGGAGCAGCTTCGCGACAGTTCGCCCTCGGGCGAGGCGCTGATCCGCGACAGCCTGGTGAACGCCATCGCCAAGCGGCAGGACCAGTCGTTCATCGACCCGACCAACTCGGGCTCGGCGGGCGTCTCCCCGGCGTCGATCACCAACGGCCTGAGCGGCAATGCGTTCGCCTCGGGCGGTCAGGACATCGACGCGATCGACGCCGACGCGCAGGCGGCCATCGGCAAGTTCATCGCCGCGAACAACGACCTCAGCTCCGGCGTGTGGGTCATGTCGGCGCTGACGGCGCTCTATCTGTCCGGGCTGAAGAACGCCCTCGGCCAGAAGGAGTATCCGGGCCTGACGATGAACGGCGGCGTCTTCTTCGGCCTGCCGGTCATCACCTCGCAGTATGTCGGCGAGTATGTCGCGCTGATCAACGCCGCGGACATCTACGTCGGCGACGAGGGCGGCGTGACGATCGACATCTCCACCGAGGCGTCGCTTCAGATGATGGACAACCCGACCAACGACACCGTGTCGGCGACGCCGGTGGCGACCGATCTCGTCTCGCTCTGGCAGACGAACTCGGTCGGTTTCCTGGCCGAGCGCACCGTCAACTGGATGCGTCGCCGCCCGACCGCGGTCGCGCTGATCACCGGCGTGACCTGGGGCATCGGCGCCTCCTGATCCTGAGCGGGGCGGTTTCGGCCGCCCCGTCCACCACGCGGAAGGATACGCGCGATGAAGAAACGGCTGACCGCGATCAAGTCGTTCCGTTACAGCACGCGGGCGATCCGCGCCGGCGACGTTTTCGATATCGGCGCGCGCGATGCGAAGGTGCTGATCGCTCTTGGCCGTGCGGTTCGCTATGCCGAGCGCGAGCCTGCCGTCGTGCCGCCGCCGCCTGCCGGTCTCGTCGTGACGCCGCGTGACGCGCTGCTCGAGCGCGCGAAGTCGGTCGGGCTCACGCTGGACAAGCGGTGGAGCGACGCGACGCTGGCGAAGCGGATCGAGGAAGCCGAGGCGGCCTCCTGAGCATGGCTCACGCGAGCGAGCGTATGGTCACCAACCTGGGCGACGTGCCTGCGGGCATGACCTTCGCCGAGGCGACGTTCGCCATGCGTCCGCAGCGGAAATACCAGATCAACCCGCAGCATCGGTCGGGGCGGCTGACGATCTGCGAGACGATGCGCGAGATTCACCGGCAGGCCGAGGCGCTGCCAGAGCCGCAGCGGCGGCTGTTTCAGGATCTGGCGTGGGCCGGGTTCTCCTATGGAAAAGCGATGAATGCGCGCATGGTCGAGTTGCGCGGGATGGTCGAGGCGCTAGGCGGTCAGCCTTGACCCTGCGCATCCTCTGTTGGTTGTGGTCACAACCCGGCGGCAGGACCGCCTACACGGCCGGACACGTTAACATCTTCGCGGCGCAAGTGCGTCGTCACCTGACCTTACCCCACACTCTCGCCTGCGTGACCGACACGCCATTGGGCATCGACCCCAGCGTGGAGATCATAGCACCGCCTGGGGACTTCGTGGGCATCGAAACGCCGACGTGGAGCGGCCCGCTGCCCAACTGCTTCCGCCGGCTGGCGCTCTGGCGTCGCGACGCGGCCGAGGTGTTCGGCGGCGAGCGGATCGTCTCGATGGACGTGGATTGCGTCATCGCGGGCTCGCTCGATTCGCTACTGGACCGGCCCGAGGACGTGGTGCTCTACGCGGGCACAAATGCGGCGCGGCCCTACAACGGGTCGATGCAGATGCTGACGGCCGGGGCGAGGCCGCAGGTATACGAGCGTTTCAGCGAGGCCGAGGCGATCGTCGCGGGGGCGCGGTTTCTTGGCTCGGATCAGAGCTGGCTAAGCCATGTCCTGGGTTGGGGCGAGGCGACGTGGACGGCGGCCGATGGCGTCGCGTGGTGGGGCAGCCGCTACAACGACGATTTGCGCGTCATGTTCTTTCCCGGCCAGCCGAAGCCTTGGGGCCTGGTCGGACTGAGCGGCTGGGTGACGGATCACTACCGCGGCGATGAGGGCGGGCGATGCCTGATCCTGAGCGCGGGCCCGACGCTGTGGCGAGACGTTGCGGCGGCAGGCCCGACTGACGCGGTGATCGCGCTGCCCGAGGCGGCGGCGCATTGGCCCGGCCCGATCCGCGAGACCGTCTCTGACGAGCGCGAGGCCGAGGCTGCGGCCCGAATGCACGGCTTTGCCGAAATCATCTGGTGCGGAAGGATGCACGATGGCTCTGAAGGTTCCGCGCAACCCGCAGTCGGGATCGCCTCCGGGGCAGTTCCGTAGCGTCACGCCGTCCGATGGCTCCGACCTCCCGGAGCGGGAGTGCGGCGCGCTGACGTGCCTTGTCGCGGGTAGTGCGAGCGTGATCGGCGCGCACGACACTGACGCCGTTACGGTCGCCCTGGTTCCGGGCGGCTGGCTGCCCGGACGGTTTCGGCGTGTCCGGGCGACCGGCACGACAGCGACCGGGATCGTGGCGGCCTACTGATGCGCCTTTTCGGCCTGACCATCACCCGGACGCGCGAGGAAAAGGCGCTGTCGCCTGTTCCGTCGTCGGGCGGCTGGTGGAGGGTCATCAGCGAGGCGGCACCGGGGAATTGGCAGCGCAACATCGAGGTGCGGCAGGCCGACGTTCTGGCGAACCCGACCGTGTTCTCGTGCATCAGCCGGATCGCGACGGACATCGCCAAGCTGCGACTGCGGTTGGTCGAGCTCGACAAGGCCGCCGCGATCTGGGTCGAGACCGAGAGCCCGGCATACTCGCCGGTGCTCAGGAAACCGAACCACTTCCAGACGCGGATCGAGTTCATCGCGTCGTGGATGATGAGCAAGCTCGCGTTCGGCAACGCCTACGTGCTCAAGGTGAGGGACGCGCGCGGCGTCGTGGTGGGCCTCTACGTGCTGAACCCGAGCCGGGTGAAGGTGCTGGTCTCCGAAAACGGCGACGTGTTCTACGAGCTTTCGCAGGACCATCTGGCCGATATCCAGCAGACGCAGATCGTCGTGCCCGCGCGGGAGATCATCCACGACCGGATGAACGCGCTGTTTCACCCGCTGGTCGGGCTCTCGCCCATCTACGCGGCCGGGCTCGCGGCGACGCAGGCGCAGCGCATCCAGAACAGCTCGGCGCAGTTCTTCGGCAACGGCGCGCGGCCGAGCGGCGTCCTGACCGCACCGGGCGAGATCGAGCAGGCGACGGCCGAACGGTTGAAGGCGTATTGGGAAGCTGAGTTCTCCGGGCAGAACACGGGCAAGATCGCGGTCCTGGGCGACGGCCTGAGCTATGCTCCGATGATGATGAGCAGCGTCGACGCGCAGCTGATCGAGCAATTGAAGTGGTCGGCAGAGACCATTTGCGGCTGCTTCGGCGTGCCGGCCTACCTGGTCGGCGTCGGGCAGGCCCCGCTGAACAACAACGCGCAGACGCTGCGCGAGGTCTACTACTCGCAGTGCCTGCAGATTCACATCGAGCAGATCGAGGCGCTTCTCGACGAGGGCTTGGAGATCAAGGCTCCGAAGGGCGCCGAGTTCGATCTTGACGATCTGCTGCGGATGGACGGCGCGGCGCTGGCCGAGGTCGCCAAGACGCTGGTGGGCGCGGGTGTGATGGCCCCGAACGAGGCGCGCCGCAAATTTGCGCTGCCGCCTGCAAAGGGCGGCGATGCGCCTTTCATGCAGGAGCAGAACTGGTCGCTCGAGGACCTGGCGAGCCGCGCCGCGCTTGGCGAGCAGATCAGCCAGCCTGAGCCGCCGCCCGCGTTGCCCGCGCCAGAGCCTGACGACACCGAACGCGCCATCGCAGCGATCCGGTTCAAGTATGCGGAGGCGCTGCATGTCTCTTGATGTTGACCGGCTCGCGGAAGCGATGCTGGCCGGCACTCAGGCGCTGATCGCGAAGGCGATGGCCCCGGTAATGGCCGAGAATGAGCGGCTTCGCGGCGCCAACGACGCGCTTGCGGCACGCCTTGCTGCGGTCGAGGCGCGTGAGATGCCCGAGCCGTTTGACCCGAGCGCGCTTGTGGAGGCGATCGGGTCAAAGGCGGACAAGGCCGATCTCCCTGACGTTGATGCAGCGATTGCGAAGGCGGTCGGTGGCATCTCTATCCCCGAGCCGATCGACGTTGCCGCGCTTCTCGCCGAGGTGAAGGCCGCAGTCCCAGCGCCGTTCGACCCAAGCGAGATCGAGGCGATGGTCGCGGCGCTTGGAGAGGCCGTGAGCGCGATCCCTGCGCCGCAGGAGGCCCCGGCACTGCCCGACGTGCCCGCGCTGGTCGCCGATGCCGTGCAGGCGGCCGTGGGGGCGCTACCGACGCCGCAGGACGGCAAGGATGCGGACCCGGCCGAGATCGAGGCGCTGAGGGCGGAGATCGCCACGGTGAAGGCGGCGATCCCGACCCTCCCCGACCCCCCCGACCTGAGCGGCTTCGCGACGAAGGCCGAGGTCGACGCCGTGCGCGAGGCCATCCCGGCGCTCCCTGAGCAGCACGACTACGCGCCCGAGATCGCGGTGCTCGCGGCCAAGGTCGACGGGATCAGGATGCCCGAAGTCGTCCACGGCAAGGATGGGTCGGGGATCGTCGAGGCGCGTCAGAACGCGGACGGCGAACTGATCCTGAAGTTGACGACGGGCGACACCATCAACGCCGGCAAGGTGCGCGGCGATGATGGGTTCGGCTTCGATGACATGTCGGTCGAGGACGGCGAGCGCGAGTTCGCCGTCGTGTTCACGAAGGGCGATCGGGTTGAGCGGTTCTCGCTGACGAAGGGCGTCATCCTCGATCGGGGCGTGTGGCGCGATGGTGCGTATCAGAAGGGCGATGGCGTGACCTGGGCGGGTTCGTTCTGGATCGCGCAGCGCGACACAGCGGACAAGCCTGAGACGAGCGACGCCTGGAGACTGGCAGTGAAGCGGGGCCGTGAAGGCAAGCCCGGTGTCACTCCGTTGCCACGGCCCGAGACGGTGAAACGATGATCGAGCCTCGGAGGATCGAGGGGCCGACCACATTCCCTGCCACGCTTGAGCAGGTGAAGTGGCACCTGCGCGTCGACCACGACAGTGACGACGATCTGCTGAGCGAAATCACGATGCCGGCAGCGCTCGGGCAGATCGAGACCAAGATTCGCCGGGCCGTGATGCCGCAGACGTGGGAGATGGCGCTGGACGCGTTCCCGTCGCGCGAGATTGCGCTGCCTTATGGGCCGCTCCTCAGCGTCGAAGCGGTGGCGTACGTCGATCAGAGCGGCGTCGAGCAGGCGCTGCCCGTCGAGGCTTACGAGATCGACAGCTACAGCAAGCCCGGCTGGGTCATTCCAACCGGCGCCTGGCCCGCGCCGATGGCGACCGCGAACTCGGTGCGTATTCGCTGGATCGCGGGAGGCGATTGCCCGCCCGAGGTCCGGCAGGCGTTCCTGCTGCTTGTTGGCCACTACTACGTCAACCGCGAGGCGGCGGGTGCGTCCATGGCTGCGATTCCGCTCGGGGTCGACGCGATGCTCGCGAACCATCGGTTCCGATTGACCCTCGCCTGAACCACCCCACGAAAGGGCATTCCCATGGCTCTGCAGCTCTCTGCGGCGGTCCGAAACGCGCGCCTCGACGCGATCGAGGCGACCATCGGCACGTCGGCCGTGCTCAAGATCCGGACCGGCTCGGCGCCGGCCAACGTCGCCGCCGCCGACAGCGGCGACGTGCTCGCGACGCTGAGCCTGCCATCCGACTGGATGGAGGCGGCCTCGAGTGGGTCGAAGGCGAAGAACGGGACGTGGCAGGACCTGTCGGCCGACGACGACGGCACGGCGGCGCACTTCCGCATCTACGCGAGCAACGGCACGACGGCGCATATGCAGGGGACGGTCGGGACGTCGGGCGCCGACCTGAACCTGTCGAGCGTCAGCTTCACTGCAGGTCAGTCGGTGACGATCACGAGCTTTACGCTGACCGAGGCGAACGCCTGAACTCAGCTGAGGCGGTGCTGACATGGTCACTGCCTCGGGAGGCACGACCGCCGATGTGACGATCGGCGGGCAGAACTACCGCGTTCATACGTTCACCGCTGGAGGCGACTTCGTCGTCTCGGCCGGCGGGCTTGTAGACGCCTGGATCGTCCCCGGCGGCGGTGCGGGTGGCGGCAACCGTGGCGGCGGTGGAGGCGCGGGTCTGCCTGTCCTGCAGACGGGCGTTTCGGTCTCTGCGGACACATACACGATCGTTGTCGGGGCGGCCGGAACTGGCGTAGCGGGGACGCGCGGCAACGCTGGCGGCAATTCGTCAGCCCTCGGCTATACGGCGGTTGGCGGCTCTGCCGGTGCTGGCGGCGGCACGGGCGTGACGATGAACTCGCTCGATGGCGGCAACACCGGCGGATCGGGCGGCGGGTCGACGGCCACGACGGTGGGGACGCCCGAGAGTGGCGGCTATGCCGGCGGCCTCGGCTTTCCGAGCGGAACATCGGGGCTTCGCACTGGTGGCGGTGGCGGCGGCGCTGGGGGCGCTGGAGTCGCTGGCGCGAGTGCGGCGCCGGGTGCGGGCGGACCGGGTATCCAGTCCGACTTTACCGGCACGACTCTGTGGTACTGCGCAGGCGGCGGCGGGGCGGGGTTCAGCAAGCTCGCTGTCGGCGGCACGGGCGGCGGCGGCGATGGCGCGTGGAACGGCACGGGCGGCGCGGGAACGACCCCCGGCTCGGGCGGTGGCGGCGTAGGAGGCGGCGCGAACCCGACCGGCGGCGCCGGCGCGGCCGGCATCGTGCACATCCGGTATCTGCTCGACGATCCGATCGAGGGCTCGCTGGCATCCACGCTGGGGGCGGCGAGCGTCTCGGCCTCGGGCACTGTGGCGGTCGGCGCGACTGGTGCGCTGTCTTCGACGCTGGGCGCAGCGGCGGTCTCCGGGGCGGGGACGGTTGCTGACGGCACTACCGGGTCGCTCAGCGCCACGCTGGCGGCCGCCACGGTCGTTGCGGCGGGCGAGGTAGGGGACGGCCTCACGGGGACGCTGGCTGCGACCCTGGCGCCGGCATCGATCTCAGCCGAGGGGTCGGTTGCCGATGGCTTGGTCGGCTCGCTGAGCGCCACGCTCGCGGCGGTGACGGCGTCGGCCGGGGGCGAGATTGCTGAGGGTCTCGCTGGCGCTCTGGCGGCGACGCTGGCGGGCGCCAGCCTCGACGCCGAGGGGAGCGTTGTCGCGGGCGTCACTGGCGCGCTGAGTGTGGCGCTGGCGGCGGCTGGGCTGGGAGCGGACGGAGAGGTTGCAGGCGGCGCTACGGGCGCTCTGAGCGTTGCTCTCGCTGCGGTAGCGATCGAGGCCGCGGGGACGGTCGAGGATGGCGCGTCCGGCGATCTCGATGCCGCGCTCGGCGCCGTCACGATCGAGGCTGATGGCAATGTCGGCAGCGGCGTTGCGGGCGGTCTTTCGGCGACGCTGGCCGGTGCGACGGTTGATGCCGAGGGCGAGGTCGCTGATGGCCTGACGGGCGATCTGACGGCTGCTCTGGCAGGCGCGAGCGTCGCCGCGGCCGGCGATGTAGGGGACGGCGCGACGGGCGTTCTCGCCGTCACGCTGGAGGCGACAGCGCTCGCGGCTGATGGAGTGGTCGGCGACGCCCTGGCCGGCACGCTGGCGGTCGTTCTCGGCGGCGCGGCGCTGGACGCCAGCGGTGAGACGACGGCCGGCATCACCGGCGCGGCGTCCGCGACACTGGCCGCGGTCACGATCGACGCCGAAGGGGCGCTGGGAGCCGCCCTTACCGGGTCTCTGGTGGCCACGCTCGAGGCGGCGACGCTCGCCGCATCAGGAGAGATTGCGGACGGGCTCACCGGCTTGCTGACCGCCGCTCTCGGCGCCGTCGAGGTGGCATCGACCGGGATCGTCGGAGGCGTCGACCCGATCGAAGGCGTGCTGAGCGCGGTGCTTGCGCCGGCAACGATGACGGCGACCGGCACGGTCCCGCCGCTTCGGCGATCGACACGCCCCGGCGTCCGGCCTTCGGTCCTGAGCATCGATCGGCGGGACAACGCGACCAGCACGGCCCGGCGCGCGCCGGCGCTATCAACGGCCCGGAGGCCATAGGCGATGGCGAATATCAGAGCCGGTGACCTGAACCGGCGCATCACGATCCAGCGGGCGACCGTGACGATCGACGCGCTCGGCGGCGAGGCGAAGGCCTGGGCCGATCTCGCGACGATCTGGGCCGCGGTGAAGCCGATCAGCGATGGCGAGCGATGGCGGGCGCAGGAGGTTGCGGCGTCGGCGACGCACCGCTTCACGATCCTGTTTCGCGCGGCGTCCCCGAAGCCGACCGATCGGATCGTCTACGAAGGGCGTGTGTTCGAAATCTCGGGCGTGAAGGAGCTCGGCTTCCACGAGGGCTGGGAGGTCACTGCTTCTGCACGCGCAGAGTAGGGCATCCCAGCGCCCGCCGCTGAGCGTTCATCTGCTGCATGTAGGCGACGAGGCCGAGGGCGGCGGGGTTGCCTGAGATCGTCCGGCTGACGAGGCAAGCTCCGGCCGGAGTTTCGAGAACGTCGTTCCAGTTCCCCGGCAAACCGTCCGGAGATGCGACGCATTCGGTCGCGACGAGGGCGCGGACGCCCTCAGCGCGCATGAGCGCCGCGTATTCGGCGCAATCCGCCGCTGCGAGTGGCGTGGCGGCGACGGCGAGTAGTGCGGCTGTTCTGATCATCCTGGGAACATCGGCATGGCAAACACGACCGTCAAGATAGACGGCCTGCGCGAGCTTGAGGCGGCGCTGGCCGATCTCGGCAAGGCGACGGCCGGCAACGTCCTGCACCGCACGCTGATGAAGCGCGCCCAGCCGATCGCGGACGCGGCGAAGGCGGCGGCCCCCAGCAAATCCGGCGGGCTCGCGGAGAGCATCAAGGTCGTGAAGGCGAGTTCGCAGCGGCGGAAGGCCGGCAAGGCCGCATACGCTGCGGCGATGAAGGGCGGCGCGAGCAAGGGCGCCGCGGTCGGCGCCATGCGCGACGCCCAACGGTCCGCGTCTGGCGGGATGCTCGACACGTTCGCCGAGGTTCTGGTCGGCCCGGACAACCGCCCGCAGGCCCACCTGATGGAGTTCGGCACCGGCGAGCGGTTCCACAAGAGCGGCAAGTCGGTCGGCGCCATCGATCCCCCCCGGCCGTACCTGCGCCCGGCGTGGGACGCGCACAAGGGTGGCCTGGTCGACGGGATCGGCGAAGACCTGTGGGCTGAAATTCGCAAGTCGGCGGCCCGGAAGGCGAAGCGGCTGGCGAAGAAGGCCGCTGCGGGCTGATGGAAAAAGACCTTCTGGCCTTGCTGGCGGCGACGCCTGCCGTCAGCGCGATCGTGTCGGGTCGGATCAGCTGGGTCGAACGGCGGCAGGGCGCGGGGGCGCCGTATGTCGTGCTGCACCGCATCAGCGGTGGTCACGATTACACCATGCGCGGGCGGGTCAACTACCAGGCGACGCGCGTGCAGGTCGATTGCTGGGCGGAGACGACGATCGGCGCGAAGGCGCTGGCGGATGCGGTCTCCTCGCGTCTCAGCGGCTACGCCGGCACGGTCGGCGGCACGCGGTTTCAAGGTGTTTTCCTCGATGCGGAGCGCGATCTCCGCGACGTCGAGGCCAACGGCGCGGAGCGGTTTTCCCGCGTCTCGCAAGACTACTTCATCCATCACTCAGGAGCGTAGGACATGCCTGTAGCCCCCTCTGAGGCCATCCTGGGTTATGGCCTCATCTACGAAATCAGCGACGGCGCCGGCGGCTGGATCGAGCTCGCGGAGGTCATCGACCTGACGCCGCCGAACCAGCAGACCGAGGAAGTCGAGAAATCTCATCTGCGGTCGCCGGGCAAGACCCGCGAGTACCTCTCCGGCTGGAATGACCCCGGCGAGGCCGGCGTCACCATCAACTTCATTCCGGGCAGCGCGACCGCGACGCTGATCCTCGGCCTGAAGGCGTCGGGTGTCGCGCGCGCGCACCGGATCACTTGGCCGAATGGCGAAATCTGGACGTTCTCCGGGTTCATCAAAGGCTTCGAAGCGTCGAGCCCGATGGACGACAGGCTCACCGCGGTCGTCACCATCCGCGTGACGGGCGACACCGTCATCACGGCCGCCGCGGCGCCGACGAACATCGTTCTCCCGGCGATCTCGGGCGTGGCGCAGGTCGGGCAGGTTCTGACCGCGTGGCCCGGTGTCTGGGCCGGCGGGCCGGCGTTCACCTACCAGTGGCAGGAAGACGACAGCGGCTGGGCGAACATCGCCGGCGCGACGGCAGCGACCTATACGCCGGTCGTCGGCGAGGTCGGCAACCCGCTGCGCGTGATCGTGACCGGCACGAACACGGCCGGCACGGCGAGCGCGACGTCGGTTGCCACCGCTGACGTGGTCGCCGCCTGATGGCAAACATCAACCGCGGCGAGGTCGACCTCAAGGCCGGCGACAAGATCTGGACGCTGGTGTTCAGCGTCAACGCCCTCTGCGAGCTCGAGGAGCTGGCCGGCAAGTCAGCTCTCGCGTTCGCAAATGAACTGAGCGACGAGGAAAACGTCTCGATCAAGAAGCTGCGCCTTCTGTTCTGGATCGGCCTGCGGGATCGCCACCCTGACGTGGACGAAAAGGCGGCCGGCTCGATCATGTCTGGCGCGGGCCTGAATGAGGCGATGCAGGCGGCGACGAAGGCGCTGAGGGCCGCGTTCCCGCAGGGGGAAGCGCCGGCGGAGGCGCAGGACACGGCGCGAGCGGAGTAGATTGGCTCGGGTTTCTGTCTTCCTACGTCTCCGCCGGATTTTCGCCCGAAGGCTTCTGGCGCCTTACCCCCCGCGAGATCGACGCGCACATGAAAGGCGCATCCGAGCGCCTTGAGCGCGAGCAGCGCGAGCGCGCGTGGCTGGCGTGGCATATCGCATCGCTGCCGCTTCAGAAGAAATTCCCATCGGAGAAAGATTTCATCTTCGGCGGCGAGAAGAAGCGCGATCCGCGCCGTAAGTCGCCTGACGAGCTGCGCGTTATCGCGCAGCAGTGGCATGCGCAGATATCGGGGATGAAGCGTTGATGGAATGGAGCGCCAGATGAGTAACGCTGTCGTCGGCTCTCTCCGGGTAGTTTTAGGCATAGACACGGCCGCATTCTCAGACGGCCTGAAGAAGGCGACGAGCGGCCTTGCCGACGCCGGCAAGCGGATGCAGGATGTCGGCAAGACGCTGACCAAGAACGTTTCGGCCCCGCTCGCGGCGACGGCTGCGGCGCTCGGCCTCGGCCTCGGGAAGCTTTCCGGCGATCTCGCCGCGCTGAAAACGCAGGCGAGCGTTGCCAACGTCACGGTCGAGGAGTTCCAGCGTCTCGCGTTCGCCGCGAAGTCGGTCGGCATCGAAAACGACAAGCTGGCCGACATCTTAAAAGACACGACCGACAAGGTCGGCGACTTCCTGACGACCGGCGGCGGCCCGATGGCCGATTTCTTCGAACAGATCGCGCCCCAGGTCGGGGTCACGGCCGATGCGTTCCGCAACCTCTCCGGCGCCGATGCGCTCCAGCTCTATGTGTCGTCGCTCGAGAAGGCCGGCGTCTCGCAATCGGAGATGACATTCTACATGGAGGCCCTGGCGAGTGACGCCACGGCGCTCCTGCCGCTCCTGCGGGACAACGGCGCAGAGATGGGTCGGCTTGGCGACAAGGCGGCGAAGTTCGGCCTCGCCACTGGCCAGACGGCGGAAGACGCGGTCAAGTTCCAGGAGAGCATGCGCGCGCTCGGCGCCGCAGTGTCGGGTGTCGGTATCGCGCTGGCGAACAGCGGCATTCTCGACACAATGGCGCAGCTCGTCGAGCGGGTCGCGGAGTGGACTTCGGTGCTCGGCCAGGTTGACCCCCAGATCGTGCAGTTCGGCCTGATACTCGGCGGTCTCGCCGCCGCGCTTGGCCCGGTTTTGGTTGCGCTCGGCATTGCCGCGACGGCAATCGCCGCCATCGGCGCGCCGGTCGTCGCCGTCGTTGCGGGCATCGCCGCACTGACCGCCGCGGTGGTCGCTTTCTGGCCGGAAATCCAGCGCGCGAACGCCGCGTTGACGGCGTGGGTGAACGACATCGAGGCGCGCGCGATTGCGGCGCTGAAAGATCTGGGCGCTGCGTTCGTGCGGGCGAAAGACGACGTGATCGCCTTCGGGACGCAGGCGCTGGATTGGATCAAGGCGAAGCCGGCGGAGATCGCCGCCGCGTTCTCCGGGCTGCGTGAGAAGTTCATGCAGATCGGTCGGGACATCCTGCAGGGCCTATGGGACGGCCTTAAGGAGAGCTGGGGCGGGATGTCCGAGTGGTGGGCGGGCATCGCTGGAAAATTCGAGACCGTCATTCGCGCGGTGACTCGCACTCAATCGCCGTCGCAGGCGTTCTATGAAGTCGGCATCGACCTGATGGCGGGCCTTAAACTCGGGATCCAGAGCGGCGCCGAGGCAGTGGCCGGTGCTTTGACTGGCGTTGCACAAAACGCGGTCGCGGGGATGCAGGCGCTTCTGGGCGTCGGGCAGGACGTCGCCTCCGGCCTCAGCGGCATCAACAATCGCATGTCGAAGACCGCGCAGAAGTTCGCTGCGGCTATCGCGCTGGTGAACGCCTATCAGGCGGCGTCCGCGACGTTGGCCGATCCGCGCCTGCCGTGGTTCGCGCGCATCGCCGCGGCCGGGTCGGTTCTGGCGGCCGGGCTTGGCTTTGTCTCCGCGATCAAGAGCGGCGGCAGCGGCGGCAAGGGTGGCGGCGGAAAGGGCGGCGGCGGGTCGCAGCGCGTGCCGACGCCGACGCAGACCGCCGTCACGACGACGGAGCAGAAGCAAGCCCCGCTCGACATCCGCCTGCACCTGCCCGAGCGGGGCGTGTTCACGAAGGCGCAGCTTGCGGAAATTCTGGATGGCATCAACCGGGAAGCCGGCGACCGCGGAATGCGGCTTCTGGTGGTGAAGTGAGGAGAGCGACGAAGGATGACAGAAGATGAGATGCGTGAGGCGGCAAAATCGCTGACCCCGGAGCAGATCGCTGAAATAAACGCAGAAACTCGCCGCCGCCGGGATGCCGCCATGGAGGCGCTCCGAAAGTCATTTCGGCGACTTTCTGCGTAGATAAGGCCTTACGCGGGATTGGCAGGCTCGCTCCCGTTCCGGTCGACAATAGACTGTATGCGCGATGCCAGCACGTCATACTCACGGATGAGATCTTCGGCGTCTTGAGTTAGGCGTTCGTCCCTGAGGCGCTCTCGCATAAGATTCCTGAGATGGGTTGCTTGTTTCTGGCGCTTTTGGGTTCGCTCCAGAAGGTTAAGGAGAGTGGAGACCTTCGGGGACTTTGCGGCTTCGTGGCGCCCGACCGCGGCTTCGATTTCCTGAAGGCGCATCCTTTCTCGAGGTATGCCCTCTGGCAGTGATGCGTCGTTCTTGCGCCTGTTCTTGTCCCAGAGACTTTCATGCGCCCGCGCTTCACCACGAAGAAAGGCCTCCGCGTTTTCCCTGGCCTCGTCTTCTGTCTCGAATGGCGGAGAGAAATGGGCTTCATCGCCCCAATCGATCCCGACGTCGTCGGGATACGGCGCCGAAAACTTCCATCCGCCGTCGCTGGGGAAGATGGTCGCCCAATCGTTGCCCGGCAGTAGCTTCGTCAAGTTGCCCTTCGATGACCGATGCCACGTCGTCCGCGGGTCCGCAACACCATCCTTTCGGCGAAAGAAAAGCAAATAGACCGCCGCAATAACGACGAGCGCCAGAAATATTTCCATGACAGTCTCCCCCTCGCTCCGGGGAGGGGATCACGGACCAGGCGAGTCGGGCAAGGGGCTTTACTTACTTCGGACGGCGGAGCCTGTTGGGCGAAATGGTACGGCCGTCTGGTTCGTTGAGAAGAACCTTTGTGATGGCGCGCTTGAGGTCCTCTATCGCATCGTCAAACTCTTTGGCATAGGTGCCGCGCTCCGTTGGTAGGTAATCGAGCATTAGGTCCGCCAGCTCCGTTATCTCGGCCGCCTTGCGTGGCGCGGGGTATCTTGTTTCCAAAGTGGCAACTATCTCGGCGTTCATGGACCGATTGTTCGCCTCAGCCGCAGCCTTGATCCGGTCCCGCATCCCGTCAGGGAGGCGGAGCATGTACTGGTCGAGTTTCTCGCTTGGATATTTCGGTTTGGCCATGATTCCCTCGGGGCCTATCAACTAGGTAGATTCGGTCGTTGACACCACCCTATCGAGTTGATAGGCTCGATCCTATCAAGTTGATAGGGGAGGTGATGAAGAGGGTCGCGACGGATCAGTACATGCTCCGCCTGCCGGATGGCTGGCGCGATGCAATCAAGACTCGCGCTGCGGCGAACCGTCGCTCGATGAACCAGGAGATACTGATCGCCCTTGAGGGGCTGATCGGGGAGGCGGCGGGGGGCGAGTTTGGCGACCTGACCCCCGCCGCCGGAAACGACAGCGCCGCGTTGACGCGCGGCGGCATCTGATCACCACGGCTGAAAAGGAGCCACGGATGACTGAGACGAACGTTATCGCCTTTCCGCTCGTCGCGGTAGGCCAGATCGGCGACGACACGGTGCAGACCGTGAACGCCCGCGACCTCCATGCCTTCCTCGGCATCAGCACGGCGTTCAAGGACTGGATCGCTCGGCGGGTCTCCGACTACGGCTTTCAGGAGGGCCGGGACTTCTGCTCATTTCTGAGCGAAAGCCAAGGCGGACGCCCGGCCAAGGAATACGCACTCACCATCGACATGGCGAAGGAACTGTCGATGGTGGAGCGCAACGAGCAGGGGAAGCGCGCCCGGCTCTACTTCATCGAGATGGAGCGCCGGGCAAAGGCCGCCGGCGACCCGATCCACCTGCTGAACGACCCGGCGGCGATGCGCGGCCTGCTTCTGACCTACAGCGAGAAGGTGATCGCGCTCGAAGCGCAGGTGTCCGACCTGTCGGAGAAGGGCGAGGCTCTGGATCGGATCGCGACGGCCGATGGCTCGCTCAACATCACGGAGGCGGCGAAGGCGCTCCAGATGCGGCCGAAGGACTTGTTCGGTTGGCTGCGGGCGAACGGCTGGATTTATCGCCGGGCCGGCGGCTCGCACGATCTCGGCTACCAGTCGAAGACGACGGCCGGCCTGCTCGAGCACAAGGTGACGACGGTGCTGCGGGCGGACGGGACCGAGAAGATCACCGAACAGGTGCGCGTGACGCCGAAGGGCCTCGCGCGGCTGTCCGCGCTCATCAAGCCGGCGATCAGCGCCGCCTGACCAAGCGGCCCCCGGCGGTGCTGCAACACCGACCGGAGGCCTGACCCCAACCGATCCCTGTGGAGATCGATCATGGCTGCCTCAACGAATACCATTCCGCGCCACCGGGCGAAACCGTTCGGCGAGTTCATGGCAAAGGTGCTGGACCCGCTGCCCGACGCCGAGCTGGCGGACCCGCAGATCGCCAAGCTGGAGAAGCGGGCGATGCGCGCCAACTGGAATGCCAATCAGGCCATCCTGTCCCATCTCCGTCGCGCGGAGCGGAGCGCCTTCTACGAAATTAGCGTCAACCCCTCGGCGGAGCGAAGCCGCGCGCATTGGGATGCTCACGCCCGTTGGGTCCGCGAGGCAAGCCGGATCGTCATCCATGTGCCGGCGCCCGATGAAAAGGCGGTTGCCTGGAAGCGCCGCAACGCTGGCACTGGCAGCCACTTCATCGGCGAGGACGCCTACGCCAAGCAGGATGCCGCCATCGCGGCCGATGAGGCTCGGCTCAAGGCCGCCTAGCCGACCCTTCTGAAATTCCCCCTGACCAAGGGGTTAAGCTAAGAGTAACCTGAAGGAAATCGCCAGCCCTCGACGCTGGCGTGGTGAGGGCGGAGAGCCGCCCCTACTGGTCACGGTAAGGCGGTCGAGGAATGGCAAGGCAAGGCACGTCCCGTTGAGGCGTGTTGAGGCTTGGCGGTCAAGGAAAGGGCGATGCGTCAAGCATCGCCCTTTTGACATACAGGAGCCTGATTGGCGTAACCCCATCCTCGGAGCGCGTCAGGCCGCCGCTTCGAGCTTCGGAATCGCGCTGACGTCGACTTCCCGCCTGGCATGCCAGACGTCATAGGCCGCCTGCATGCGGACCCACATCTCGGGCGAGCTGCCGAACATCTTGGCGAGGCGGACGGCAACCGCCGGGCTGACCGGCTTCTTCTCGTTCAGGATGTCATAGAGGTGCTGGCGCGACAGGCCGAGCAGGCGGGCGATCTCGGCCTTCGCCAGCCCAACGGCGGGCAACACGTCCTCGCGCAAGATCGCGCCCGGATGGGCCGGGCAGCGGTCGGGGTTACGGATGGTCATCGGCGGGGCCTCCATTGGCTAGTGGTACTGCTCGAAGTCGACGTCGGTCGCATCTGCTCCGTCGAAGGCAAACGTAACGCACCACGGGCCGTTGACGTGAACCGTGTAACGGGTCGGCTTGAAGCCCTTGAGGGCGTGGAAGTCGAAGCCTGACACGTCCATGTCCTCGGGGCTGGCTGCGGCGTCCAAGACGTCGAGGCGGCGCAGGATGCGAGCGTGCATGCGCGCGTCGATCTTGGACTTCCCGGTTTCCCAGAGGGCTTTCAGAGCCTTGTTGCGGAACGTTTTGATCATGGTCAATGCGTAAGCGATCCGCTTGCGCCTGTCAATCCATTTGTCAGCAAGTGGCTTACGGATTTGTTGGGGAGCGGAGCTTGGGTAAATGATCTACCTGTTCCCCTACCTGCTCACCGGCGACGCCCCCGACGACCCGTACTTCGATCTGCCGGTCATCGCGTACCGCAACCGGCTGGCCGAGGGCGTGCTGACGGCGAGCTCGGCGGGCGAGGACGGGGCGGCGGCGAACGCGATCACGGGCACGACGTTCGACTTCTGGCGCCCGTTGACGCCGGCGTCGTCGCTCGAGGTCGAGTTGCCGGGCGCGCAGCCGTGCGACTACTGCGCGATTGCGGCGCACACGCTTGGGTCTCGGGGCTACAGCGTGACGTGCCAGTACTGGCAGGACGGCGAGTGGGTCGAGGCGGGCAGCGTCCTGCCGGCGAACGACGAGCCCGTCGTGATGCTGTTCCCAGAGGCGATCTCGGATCGGTGGAGGATCGTGCTGAACGGCGTCGGCGCGCTGCCGGTCATCGGCGTCGCGATGATCGGCCCGACGCTGACGATGCAGCGCGGCATCATCGCGCCGTTCACTCCGCCGGGCATGGCGTCGCAGGTGTCGCTGGAGAGTAGCGTCAGCCTTGGCGGGCATCTGCTCGGGCAGAGCGTGACGTTCGAGGGCGCGCGTTTCAGCGTGTCGTTCGCCCCGCTCGACGAGTGGTGGGTGCGCGGCGACTTCGCTGCGTTCCGGCGGCACTTCAACGTCGGCGGCGGTTTCGTGCTGGCGTGGTCTCCGGCGAGCAACCCGCAGGAGGTCGGCTACTGCTGGCGGGCCGAGGGCGAGGGAACCGAACTGACGCCGGTCTACCGCGAGGACGTCTACATGGACGTGACGATGGAGGTCCGGGCGCATGTCGGCTAGGCAGCCCGTCCAGGTCATCGAGATCGACGTTGACGCCTGCGCCCTGACCTACGGAGTGGGTCTCTGCCCGGCCGCGCTCGGGCTCAGCGGAAATCGCAAATGTTTCAATACGTTCGCGACGTGTCAGGCGCCGTCGGCGTTCGCCAAGGCCCCCCTGACGCTGCGGTTCGCGACGCCGACCACGCGCCTGCCTCGCGGGCAGACGGTGTTCCCGGCGCTGGTCGGCGTGTCGGGGCGGCCGGCGAGCGTGAATCTGGCGGGCGTCGATCCGTCGCGCGGGCCGCTCGGCCGGCGGGCGACGGTCACTGTGCGGCTGGTCGACTTCCCCTACCACGATAGGCTGACCGACAAGTACGCCGCCGAGCGCGTGAGTGGCGCGGCGCAGCTTGACGAGCCCGGCTATGACCCGGCCAAGCGGTCGACGTTCTTCGCCAAGCTGCGGGCGCGCTGGCCCTACTACGCCGGCCGCCCGCTGCGGGTGCGGGACGGCTATATCCGCGACGGCGCCATCGTCGACGAGCGGGTGCAGCACTTCGTCATCACCGGGTTTGACGGCCCTGACGACAACGGCGACGTCACCCTCGAGGCGAAGGATGTCCTGGCGCTGGCTGACGACGAGCGCGCGCTTGCGCCAAGGGCGTCGAACGGCCGGCTGGCGGCTGCCATCACCGTCGATGCGACGACGCTGACGCTGACGCCGACCGGCGTTGGCGCCGAGTATCCGGAGAGCGGCCGTGCTGTCGTCGGCTCGGAGATCGTCGCCTACACGCGCGCGGGCGACGTCATCACCATGACCGCTCGCGGCGTCGCCGGGACGCAGGCGGCGACGCACAGCGCGGGCGACACGTTCCAGATCGTGCTGCGGTTCGATGGGGCGCGACTCGACACCGTCATCAGGACGCTGCTGGTCGACTACGCTGGCGTGGACCCGAGCTGGATCGACGATTGGGAGCCCGAGGTCACGCGATGGCTGGCTGGCCTGCAGTTGAGCGCGCATATCACCGCGCCGACCGGCGTCGCTTCGCTGATCGGCGAGCTTGCCGTTCTCGGCGTGTCGATCTGGTGGAACTCCGAGGCGCAGAAGATCAAGCTCCGCGCCAACCGCCCCCCTGATGGCGAGACCGTCCACGGCCTGACGGACCGGGCGAACATCGTCGCGGTGCGGACCGAGGACCGGCCCGACGAGCGGCTGACGCAGGTTCTGTTCTACCACGACATCATCGACCCGACGAAATCCGCGACGGAGCCGAGCAATTTCAACCGCTTGACGGCGACGGCCGATCTCGGGGCCGAGGCCGAGCTTGCCTACGGCGACACGCGGGTGCGCCGCATCTTCTCGCGGTGGCTGGGGCCGACGCAGGACAACGAGGTCGCCGGCATCTCGGCGCGGCTGCTGTCGCGGTTCAGGACGACGCCGCGACTGCTGCACATAACCGTCGACGCCAAGGATCGCGGGATCGGGCTGGCCGCCGTGGCCCAGGTCGAGACGCGCATCAATGTCGACGAGACCGGCGCGGTTCAGCCGGGGCTGTTTCAGGTCACGGCGGTCGAGGAGACGTCGCCAGGCCATCAGATCGAACTGACCGTGCAGACCTACGAGTTTGCCGGCCGGTACGGGTTCATCACGCGAGACGACCGGCCGCGCTATTCGCTGTCGTCGCCGGCCCAGCGGGATTTCGGGGCCTACATCGCGGCAGATGCGCCGCCGCCTTTCCCTGACGGCAGCGCCGCTTACCGGATCATCTGACCCATGGCATATCGCGGAATAGCCGGCTCGGAGACAAACCCCGAGGCGCCGGTCACTACGTCCTTGATGAAGGCGCTGGCGGAGAACCCCGTCGCCATCGCCGAAGGCGCCGCCGGCGCGCCGCGCATCCGGACGTCCGCGCTCGTCGCGCCGGCGGCGGGGAGCATCGGCGTCGCGCGCTGGTTCGGCTCGAACACCTACACCACCGGCACCCCGTCTTCGCTGTGGGCCGACGCCGGCCTCGGCCGCGCCTATGTCGAGGGGCGCAACGTCGGGTTCATGATGCTCGTGCCGGGGCGCATCCGGGCGATGGTGGATCACCGCCGCGCGCCTTCCGCCAGCGGCGTGACGTGTCAGGTCCGCGTGCTCCTTAACGGCAGCGTCGTCAACACGTGGTCGACGAGCGGCGACTCTTTCGTCGCGCGGCAGGCAGATATCGACGTGGTGCTGGGGGATATTGTCTCGTTCCAGCTCCGCAAAGAGGACGTGCTCCCCGCTGGCGATGCGCAGTGGCGCAACATGCGCATCGCCTCGTCGTCGCCCAATATAGCCGCGATTTAGGTTCTCCATGCCCAACTATGTCTTGCAGTCCACCGTCTTGGTGGCCAACGGCGCCGTGTCCGTTGCCCCGGGCGCGGCGATCACCGTGCGCGCGGAGACGTCGGGCGCGGTCGTGCCGCTGTGGCTCGACAAGGAAGGCGTGTCTGCGGCGGGCAACCCGGTGCTTGCGGACGACGTCGGCTTCTTCCGGGCCTACTGCGAGCCGGGCGAGTACCGCGTCACGATCGACGCGCAGGGGCGGACGCAGACGCTGCCCCATGTCGTCGTCGGCGGCGGGATGCCGGGCCCGGCGGGGCCTGCGGGCGGCAAGGGCGACACGGGCGACACTGGCGCGCCTGCGGTGTTTCTGCCGGGGCCGTTTGACGAGGTTGGCGACCTTCCCGAGGAAGGCGCGCTCGGGCAAGCGGCGGTCGTCGGCGGTACGGTCTATTCGTGGCTTGAAAGCGGCGACCCGCCCGTGGGTGCATGGGTTGCGGCGTTCACGCTCCCGACCGGGCCGCAGGGCGATCCGGGCGCGGGCATCGCGATTGCGGGCTCCGTCGCCACCTACGCGGCGCTGCCGGGCGGACTCGGGCCGGGCGATGCTGGCGATGCCTATTTCGTCACGGCGGACGGCAAGCTCTACATCTGGGACGGGTCGGCCTTCCCCTCGATCGGGAGCGGCGTCGAGTTTCGTGGGCCTCCGGGATCGCCGGGCTACCTCGCGAACGATACGGAACTGTGGGATCGGGCGACCCGGCGCGACGGCTCGAACATCTCCAATGCGGCCGGCTTTCGCAGCGCGCTCGGCGTGCCGCAGGGTCAGACTGCGCCGGACGACACGACGGCAGGGCGTGCGATGGTCAATGGCCGCGCCTTCGGGCTGGGCGCGGCCAACCCGACTGCCTTGTCCGGCGCGGGCGCTGCGGACGCGATCAGCGTCACCAGCTGGCACAAGGTCGCGGCCGAGGACGCCGTCGCCGCAGGCTTCCCTTGGGCGTCGGCGTTCAATCTCCACACGCGGGCGTTCAATTCGACCTACGCCGTGCAGGACGCGGTCAGCATGTCGCCGTCCACGCTCGGGCGCAGGATCACCCGGACGCGGTCTGCGGGGGCGTGGGGCGCCTGGCGGCACGACAGCGAATGGATCACCCCTGAGGACTTCGGCGCGGTCGGCAACGGCATCGCCGACGACACCGCGGCGCTCAAGGCGGCATTCGCGGCCGGCGACAACATCCGCTTCCGCCCCGGCGCGGTCTACCTCACCACCAACAGCAACCTGACAGACGGCGTGGTGACGGTCGGCCGCTCGATCCGGCTCGACGGGCAGGGCGCAACGATCCACCACATCGGCACGGGCAGCGCGCTCCGCTTCGTCGGGGAGTGGTCTGCGACGAACGACGTCAGCGCGATCACCTACAATGACGGATCGATCGACGACGACGAAACGCCTTTCTACACCGACCTGACCGTATCGGGGTCGACGGCCGCCTATGTCCGCGGCGCGGTCGTCAAGATCGGCTCGGCGCAAGGGCTGCCGGCCGCAACGGCGCTCGGGCGCATGGGCGAGTGGGCCACCGTGCATGGCGTCGTCGACGGCAAGGTCCGCATCTGGGGCCGTCTCCACTACAATTACGACACCGGGCAGAGCGTCAAGATCGGGGTGCTGCGCGAGCATTCGGTCGTTGTCCGCGACCTCAAGTTCCGGACCACCATCGGCCTCGGGAACGAGTACGCGCCGGCGGCGCTGCTGCGCATCGACGGCATCAACGGCGGCATATTCGAGAATGTCGCGCCCAACCACATCTACGACCGGATGGTGCGCTGCGCCGATTCTGTCGGCCTGCGGTTCGTCAACAACAAATGCATGGCCGGCGGCGATCACAACGCGATGGCCAGCGACTATGCCAGCGGGACGCGCGGCTATGTGATCTCGTCCTATGGCTGCTACGGGACCGTGATCGAGAACCTGGTGATCGCGAACACGCGACACGGCGTGACGTTCTCGGCCGCGTCGGCCAACCAGGCGCCATTCAATACCGGCATGTCGGGCTATGGGGCCGACGAGTATGGCGAGGTGAGGGGCGGGCAGGCGATGAACTGCACGTCAGCCCCGTGGCAGACGCACCACGGCTGCCGCGGGACCAAGTTCATCGGCTGCGTGAGCAAGAGCTCGCGGTCGACCGGGTTCACGGCTCGCGGCGTCGGGGTCGAGTTCATCAACTGCACGAGCGATGGCGACCGCGACGGGTTCAGCTTCTATGTCCAGCACGCGACGTCGATGACGGTAGGCTGCAAGGCGCTCGGCTGCACGATCCTCAACCCGCGCCGCAGCGCGTTTCAGAGCGGGTCGGGTGATTACTCCCCGCTCGATGCGACCATGAAGGGCTGCGTGATCGAGTTTCGCGGCGGTGCGCACTACGGCCTTGGAGCGCCGGAGCCGAACCCGTGCTGGGCTCTCTGGCAAATCCTCGGGACCGAAACGGTCAACATCTCCGACGCGACGGTCCTGATCCGCAGCACCGAGTTCTCGACGCTCGACGAGATCATCCGCGACAGCAACGGCGCCGGCTCGCTGCGGATCGACGGCATGGTGCTGGATATCTCGGGCGGCGAGGACACGCTGCCCGACAACGCCGCGCTCTACCGCAAGACAGGCGGCGGCACGCCCGATCTGCGCATCAACAATCTCCGCGTGCGGGTGGCCTCGGGTGTGACGCTGACGACGCTGGTGCACGGCGCCTTCGCCACGACGAGCCGGTTCTCCGACATCCAGCTTTCCGGCATCACGACGTTCTCGAGCGCGCTGACCATCCAGCAGCTTCAGACCGGCGGGTACATCACCGAGGGCGTCTGGATCGGCGGCGTCTACGTCGAGCCGCGCCCGATCACCAACGTCGCGAGCGCCCCGACCGCCCTGCGCCAGATCGCGACTGTGGACGGGCAGGCGTACATCTCGGTCGGCACGTCCAGCGCGGCCGACTGGAAGCAGATCACCTAGCGCGATGATCGAGCCAGTCCTGTCGCGGCGCTCGCGGGCGCCGCGGGCGCACGTCGCGCCTGTCAACGTCGTGCGCCCCAGCATCACCGGAGACGCGACGACGCTGTTCGCCTCTCCAGGCGAATGGCGGGGCTTCCCGCTGCCGACGCTCTCCTACGCGTGGCGGCGGAACGGCGTGGTTGTCCAGTCGGGCATCTCGGCGGCCTACACGCTCACAGGCGCTGACCATGGCGCGACGATCGACGTGCTCGTAACGGCGACCAACGCCGGCGGCACGGCCGAGGCGCTATCCGACCCGTTCGCGATCCCCTCGCCCACTCCCGGCGACGCCCTGCTGTTCGAGGACGGCGCCGCGATTGCCTTCGAGGAAGGCCAGCGGGTCGCCCTCGAATCCACCCCTCTCCCCCCGTCCCTCACCCTCGAAAGCGGCGCTGCGCTGGCGCTCGAAACGGGTGGCCGAATGCTTCTGGAGGCTGCTGCATGACCGACAAGCGGATCAGCGAGTTCATCGCCGAGAACCCGGAGCGCGAGATCGCCTACGGCGACGATGACATCCGCGTGGTGGGGCTCACCGGCGAGATCAACAAGTGGGCGTCGCTGCCCGCGTTCGTCGACGCCCGCCGCCCGATGCCGGTGCGCAAGACCGCGGCGGAGCACACGTCGGACAACACCTCGCTCGCTCTGAGCCAGCGCGGGCTGGAAACGGACACCGGGCGCGAGAAGGTCGGCCCCGGGGCGTGGAACAGCCTCCCCTATACCGGCGGCGTCTCGACGTGGGACGACATCGAGGGGAAGCCGGCGATCGAAGTCCGGGCCGAGGTGCAAACCATCTCGGCGGCATCGACGAACCTCGCCGCCTCGCATGACCGCAAGTTCCTGCGCTTCACGCACGAAACCGCGACGCTCACGATCCAGACGGACGAGGACGCGGAGTACCCCGAGAGCCTCATGGCCGCCGGCCATGCGGAGAATGCCATGACGATCGTCGCGGCGTTCGGCGTGACGATCGACGGCGAGAATGCGGCCGAAGTGTCGATCCCCGCGGGCGGCTCGTTTTCGCTCGTGCGGCTGGCGGCCAATGCGTTCGCGCTGGCTGGCCGGGGCTCGGGCGGCGGGCTGGACCCGGAGGAACTGGATGGGGCCGTCGCGGCCCTGCTGGGGGACGGCGGCAGCGACACGGCGGCGGCGATCCCGGCGGCGCTTTCCGCGGCGGGCGCGCTGACGCTGGTGGACGAGGCCCCCGAGGGCAGCGAGGACTGGCCGCTGGAGGCGGTGTACCGCTACGGCGGCGTGCTCTACGCGCAGAGCTTCCCCGTAGTGCCGTTCGCGCAGGCCAGCGCGGCCGAGGTCTACAGCGGGTCGAGCGCCGACGTCTATGTCGGGCCGCAGACCTGGGTCGCGATGCGCGAGAACACCGATCTGGGCGAGCAGGAGGGCGCCTACACGCCCAGCTTCGTGGGCGGCGTCAACTTCTCGCTGACGATGACCGACGACATGGTGATGGGTCACCCGACCGACATGCTCGACGGCGAATGGTACACGGTCAGCGTCGCGGCTGACGGCGACGACTGGAATTTCAAGTTCGGCTCGGGCGTCACCGTCCCCAGCACCTTCGACAACGAGGCCGGCGCCACGGTGGTGGACGGCGGGTGGCTGCGCTTCAACATGATGACGCGCATGGTCGGCGCCGCGCGCGTCACCGAGGCGTTCAGCTTCGACACCTTCGGCGTGGCCGAGGCGGTGCCGGAGAACTCGATCACCCGCATCGCGCACGGCTCGGGCAACGGCGACACGATCGCGATCAGCGGCGTCGAGGCGGGCGACCTGATCGTCGGCGTCGTCATGCGCACGGGCAGCGCGGCCCGGCCGGTCTTCGACAGCGGCGGCGGGCGGACCCGGATCGACGACGACACCTGGTTCGCCGGCGGCGACCGCTCCACCATCGCCTTCTGGAAGATCGCGGAAAGCACCACGCCGAGCTTCGGGGCGCACACCGATGGCGTCCGCGTGATGTGGCAGGCCTACCGCTATGCACTGGGCGCGCCGGTGAACCCGATCGGCGACGTCGCCTACCTCAGCGGCAACGCCGGCGGCTACCTGACCAGCGCCTACTGGACCGGGCTGACGCTGGAAGGCCCCGCCGGAAAGAGCCACGTCTTTACCTACATGGGCCGCACCGCCAACGAGGCGCTCGGCACGCGCCCCGGCACGGCGACCGCGTTTGGTGAGGCCGGGGCCACCGTCCGTTACCGCGGCTACTACGATGGCCCCGTGTCCTCCTGGCCGGAAGAGATCGTGGCGCAGTCGGTCTCCGGGCCGTCGCAGTGCGTCTCGATCGAGGTCCGGGTCTGACATGGGCGTCCTGTTCCGCGGCGGCGGGCCGCTGATGGTCGGCGGCGCTCTGGCCGCAAAGCCCGATCCGAGCATCACGCCTCCAACGGTGCGGCGCATCGGCGGGGCCTACGTCGCGGACCTCAACTACATGCAGCGGATCGAGCTTCCCGAGCCCCCCGCGGGCTACGGGTGGGTCGCCGCCGTGCAGGGCGCGGCTCCGGTGCGCCTGCCCCCCGGCGAGCATGACGTCGTGGTCGGCCGGGTCAATCAGCCCCAGCGGCTGCTGCTGGCCTATCTGGCCGACCTGATGAACCCGACCCGCGTCTCGACGGCGCAGACGTTCGTCATCGAGCGCGCCCCAGCCGCGCCGCTCGAGATCGTCGGCGGCGTGGCGTTGTGGACCACGGGCCGCGTGCACGACGCATTCGCCGCGGAATGGCCGACCATCGTCAATCCGGGGGCGCCCGCGCTGAACCGGGTGATCGCGGTCTATGACAGCCTGCCCGGGGCGGCGATCGAGGATCTGACGATCGTCGTCGAGAGCGCGGGCGACGTCCCCGCCACGATCCCCGACACGTGGCTGGGCAAGATCGTGCGGGCGGAGGCGTTCGTGAACGATCCGGCGGCTGGCCCGCGGGAGTTCAACAGCGCAGCGGTGGTGGTTGCTGCGGCCGAGGCGATGACCCCGCTGACCGCCGAAGGGATGCAGCTCGTCCGCACCGAATGGCGGCCGGCGGGGCAGTCGACCACGTTCACGCCGGTCGTGCGGTTCCCGGGGCTGGAGCCGCCTTACGATCTGCGGTTCCGCGCGTCGCCCCTGGGCGGGTCGGACCCGTGGTTCCCCGTCGCCGCCGCGCCTGGCGAGCCCGGCGCCTACTACCTGCCGGATGGGTTCGACCCGGCCTTCCCGGCGCAGAACGTCGCGTTGTTCCGGCCCGGCGAGGCGCGCAACGACCGGCTGAGGTTCAGCTGGCGGCGCTCGCCGGCGCATCCATGGTCGGCCGATGGCGCCGTCATGAGCGTCGCCGCGCCCCTGCCGCCGTCGCATGAGGCGCGCGCGCTGACGTCGGCCGATCTGGTCATGGGCGCGAGCGTCTACCGCCCGAGCGGGCAGGCCGTGTCGTTTTCTCCGACCTTCACCGTGCCGGGGTTGGCCGGGATCGCGTTCGAGATGGAGTTCCGCGCGTCCCCGCTGGACTGGACCGGCGAAGACCCTTGGTCGCCGGTCGCGCCGCTCTCTGGATCGCCTGGCGTCTACCACCTGCCCGACGTGAGCCATCCGTCGTTCCCCGGCTTCAACGCGGCCCTGTTCTTTGCGAGCAACCCCGACCGGAACGCGCGCCTGCGGTTCCGCTGGCGGCCGGTTGGCGCAGTCGAGTGGTCGCCCGACAGCCAGCTTTTCGCCGTGCCGCAGCCGCTCCCGATGCTGATCCAGGCGATCCCGGACCAGACTGTCCTGACGTCTGCGGCGGGGTCGATCGAGACGGCGGGATATTTCTCGCCCGGGGCCACCGGCTATTCGGTCGCGGGCGGGACCGGCGTGACCATCGACGCCACGACGGGCGTGGTCTCCTACGCCACCGGGACGGCCGGCGCGGCGACGATCACCGTCACCGTGCAGCCCGGCGGCGCGCAGGGGGCGTTCCTGCTGACCCGCGAGGCCGCGCCGGCGGTGCAGGCGCCGACGCTCTCGCCGCTGACGCAACTCAGCCGCCCGGTCGGCACGGTCGGCTCGGTCTCGCTGGCCAGCTTCGTCGCCGGCGGCGAGGCGACGTCGCACCTGCTCACTGGCGGCAGCTGGATCGCCTATGACCGCGCGACGCGGGTGCTGTCGTTCTCGTTCCCCACGACCGCAGGGTCGACGACGTTCGGGCTGACGCTGAGCAATGCCGGCGGCTCGTCGGAGACGCGGTCGTTCGAGGCGGTCGCGACGGCAGTTGCGGCGCCGCCGGCGAACCTCCAGGCCGCGATGCGCCCGCCGACCTCGGCCGTCGCGGACGCGATGAACACGGCGCTGTTCAATTTTACCAACACCGCGGGTGGGTCCACCGACGCCGGAGAGAACCTGCCCGCGTACAAGCGGCCGTGGAACCACCACAACATGCCGGTGATCGCGCTCGCGGCCTACAGCGGCGACACGGCCAGCTACAGCACGCCGAGCGGAGCGCGCACCCCGGCAGCCCGGCTCATCGAGCAGCTGAACCAGTGGGCTGGCTCGAGCGGCACCAACCGCATGCCGCGCGGCATCGGGCATGGCTACGTCGCGACCTATGAGGCCGCGTTCTGGGCGACCGTGATGATCGCGTCGCAGACGCCCGCCGTCTGGGGTGCGCTCGCCGCCGCGACGCGCACCCGGCTGATCCTCGTCACGCTCGCCTGCATCGTCGGCGCCTGCTACGGCGGGTCGCACCGCTACCCGACCGGCGCGCAGGGGCATGGCCGCGGTTGGGGCTCCGACAACAGCATCCGGGGCTTCAGCGCGAACTATACCGGGGCGTTCAATTTCAAATGGTCGCCGCGCACGTTGCCCTTTATCGCCGACGCGTGGATGCGGCTGGTCGGCTATCCGGCCGGGCTCAACGCCTACCTCCAGTCGTTCGACCGGCTCGGCTTCGCCAACCAGTTGAACGCCGCCGGCGGCTGCGGGCAGGCGCGGGACACCTACGCCAACATCTGGACCGCCGAGTTCAAGAACTCCTATTACCCTCAAGGGCATAGGAACTGGAACGGCACTGGCCCGAACGAGGCGCAGCTCTACTACGCCCTGCGCGGCGAGGGCGGCCAGTGGTACATGGAAGGCACGCGCACGAAAGGGCGCTCGAACGCCAGCTACGGCACCCGCAGCTACAGCCTCTCCCAGGCGCAGGAGGCGCTCCGCGTGATCACGGAGGACGCGTTCGGGGCGCAAATCCTGCCGGGCGCGCCCAATGCGGACGGGGGCGTCGCACTCGGCCCGGGCTGGCCCGCCATCGCTGGCGTCAACCGCGCCGGCATCCTGCACAACGGCCAAATTCGCGGCTGCTTTGGCGTGCCATCGGGCGGGATCGACGCCGCCACGGTGTTTTCGACGTGGGTCAACGTCCCCAACAAGGGCATGATCGGCCGGTTCCGCGAACTCGACGAGATCGACGAGGGCGGGGCCAACCGGCCGCGGTCGTCGGTGCCCTACGCGCTCGGCGGGGGCACCGGGTTTTGCGCCGCGATCTGCGCCGCGATGGTGGTCGGCGCGATCACGCCCGGCCCGGCATGGTCGGAGGCGGTCAACCGCGCCAGGCTCGCGATGATCGATTTCGGGTATCTGGCCCAGGTCGGGTGGCGCACCTACTCCAAGGCTGGGGGCGAGCTCAGCGACACCCACACCGCATGGTTCGATCTGAACGAGGTCCGCCCCAACGCGCTGCGCGGGCTGTCCGACGTGTTCCAGGCGTGGCTGGCGCTGGCGTGAACCCATGAAAGCGCCCCCTCAAGAGGCGCGCCCCCGGTCAGCCTAGACTAGGCGGCCATACGCGAAGGGAAAACTGAGCCTATGCCTGAACGTTGGAAAATCGTGGCCCTGTTCGCCGAGAAGCCTGGTTTCTGGGCCGCCGTCGCTGGAGCTATTCTCGTGAAGATTTTGACCGCCCGGAGTCTGAATTTCTGGCAGGTTCTCGTCACTACGATCGCAGCGCTGTTCTTCGCCGTCGTGTTCACGGACCCGATGCTGCATTGGTGGAGCCTGCCGTCATCGCCCTATGAGCCCGCCGTCGCCGCGGTGCTGGCGCTGTTCGGAGAGCACATCGCCCGGCTCGTGCTGCAGTCGCAGAGCATCGCCGAACTGATCAAGGCGTGGAGGGGCAAATGATGCGGATCGCAATCGTTATCGGGCACAACGTCAGCCAGCCGGGCGCGGTCCGCGTCACCGACGGCATCAGCGAGTTCGTCTGGAACGGCGCGCTGGCGGCCACGATCCAGTCGCTGGCGCCGGAGAACGTGCGCGTGTTCCGGCGCGAGAGGGCCGGCGGCTACAACGCCGAGGTGCGCGCCGTCTATGCGCAGGTGGACGCATGGGGCGCGGACGTCTCGTGCGAGCTCCACTTCAACGGCGCGGCGGACGCGCGGGCGACCGGGACCGAAACGCTCTACGCCAGCGACCGCGGCAAGGTGTTCGCCGAGCGGGTCAACCGGGCGATGGTCGGGGCGCTCGGGCTTCGGGACCGCGGCGTGAAGAAGGTCGCGCGGACCGACCGCGGCGGCGAAAGCCTCTACGTCGGCCGCGCCCCGGCGATCCTGGTCGAACCCTACTTCGGGTCGAACGCCAACGACTGCAACGCGGCCGACGTGAAGCGCGATGCGCTGGCGCGTGCCATCCTCGCCGGCCTGCTCGGGGCCGCCGTCAGTGCGCCCGTCGCCCCGACCAAGCCGTCCGACCTGACCATCGAGCAGCGCCTCGCAGAACTGGAGATGTGGCGGGCCTCTGTAGAGGCGCGCGGCGCATCGGCGACCTGATGCGGGCGGCGGTGGTCAGTTGAGCTTGCTGGGGGCAAGCGGGCAGTCTGAACAGTATGGCCGCAAGTCCGGTTCCGAGCCTCCCTCGATCTCTTTCAGCAGGCCGTAGAGGCGTTCTTGGAAGTAGGCGTTGACGCGCTCCACGTGGGTCTGAACCGAGAAAACAAAGTGATCGTCCATCTCGCTTCCGACCAAGCAGAGTGGGTCCGGGAGCGCGCGAACGCCGAAGTAGCAGATTACGCGCGCCTCTGCGATGGACGCGGTAAGTCCGCGACTGGCTCCATAGCTTCGCAAGAGGCTCTGAGTGCAAAGCACGTCGCGAAGCAGGGAGCGCTTCTTGCCGGCGTCAAAATCGCCGTTGCCGGGCGCTTGAGCTGTCGAACCCGCGTTCGTCCCTCGCTTTGCTCGATGAGGACGAAAAGGGCGTCCACAGTATGGACACCCTTGGCGGCGAACAGGAGGTGACGGTGATCTCGGAGGCGGGCATCTACCGGCTCGTCTTCAAGTCCAGAAAGCCGGTCGCCGAGCGCTTCAAGCGATGGCTTGCGCACGAGGTGATCCCGTCGATCCGCCGGACGGGTAGCTACAGCGTCGGCGAGGCGACGGTGATGGATGGGATCGAGAAGCGCCCGTTCCCGGAGTGGCCGATGGAGGAACTTCGGACTAAGCGCGGTATCGTCGACATGTACCGGCTTCTCTACGGTGTGATGGCGGCGCAGTGGATCAGCCCGCAGATGGGCTTCCCGACGCCGCCGGTTGAGCTGGTCGAACACGGTCGCCAGTTCTCGATGGTCCTCGTGCCGCAGATGGATGGCTCCGCGTGACCGCGCCGAGCGGTGCGGCGTCGCGCGGGGACGATAAATTCATCGTCCGCATGCCTCCCGGCTTGCGCGACCGGATCAAGGATGTCGCCGCGGCGAACCTGAGGTCGATGAACTCGGAACTGCTCTACCACCTGACGCGCATCTATGGATCGGCGGCGGGGCCACAGGCTGGCACCGACAACCCCACCGCCGACCACTGACGAAACGGCCCCCGGCGGTGCTGTAACACCGACCGGAGGCCTGACCCCAACCGATCATGTGGAGATCGATCATGGCTGCC